CAATAATGCCTTGTGAAATTATTTGTCGTGACGGCTGAAGACTGTTTGAATACTCGTTTTCTAATTGCATTAGTTCTTGAATAGACATATCTAACGCAGTCACAGGATCGTAGTCGCGCATCCTCTCATTAAAGCGCGCACGAGTATCAGCAAAGAAGTCTTCTGATCCTTGGAATCTTTCTTCTATCCCACCTGTCTCAAATAATCGTCGTTGTGTTTCAAGCACATTGTCAATTGCGCCAGACACGCTGCTTGTTACAAACGATTCTAAACTTCTACTAGGACGTTGATCAAGAACTGTAGGAACAGCAGCTTGTTGTGATGCATTTGCCGGAAGATTAGCAACAAAATTCTGCAAATCAGTCTTTGTGACAAAACGAGGCAGTGAATTCAAGTCAAAATGTCGAAACTCAATTGTAGGCACATTTGCAGCTTGCGCCAACGTGCTTGAATTCACACGTTCTCGGTCATACACACCTAAGTTTCGCTCTAAGTTACTGCTTGTGCTTACAATTTGATCTGATCTAGAATTAAGATAGTCTTTAATACCTTCAATATACTGAGGCTGTACATACTGGTTTCCGCGGCCAGATGCAAAACCAATATGGAACTTGTTAGGCGATACTTTCTCGAACTGGAATATGGCAGCAGGAACTCCTGTCGCAATATCTCTAAAGTCAATCATCTGATCGCCTTTTTTGACCGCGTTAATGTACGTCATTCTAGGGCTTGTCGCTTTAGGGTTGCGCTCGCCAGTAAGGACGTCATAAGTCGGCTCATATTGTCGATTTCCAGTGCCGGAAAACCAATAGTTTGGTGTGTCAACAGCAGTGCCGCCTTCGGCAATACAAACATCTAATGCGAGAGTAGCTTCACTAAGAATCCTGCCAACTTCTCCAGGGTTAAACTTCTTGTTAGTGATCTCCAATGCGCCAACGTTTCTGTACGTTTTGTCTAGTGGAATGTATTTGTTTGCTGTATCTAAGAACTTCTTATTAACATCACTTACATATTTAGCCGCTTGCTCTTTAGCAATCTTTTCATCCCCAATACGCTTCTCAGCAACTTGACGTATATAATTCTCAACAGTCATCTTTGGCACTTTGTCAAGAGGAATCGCGCCAGACATCACATCGTTGTAGAAGTTTCTAGCAAGATCATCAAACCCGAGATTCTTTAGCTGACTTACTGATGCTGTGTACACACGCTCATCATCAGGCGTTCGCATTAGTGACGGATAGAACTGTTGCTCTCTGTATTCAAGCCCTTCTTTTAAGTTCTTTGCTGTAGGTGCGCTAATCGCGATATCTGTAGCTCGCTCATATGCAGAACCGAGATTTAGATTGTCGTATTTTTGCTGTTGTTTGGCAAGCGCAGTAGCTGCTTTATCAGCTTCTCGTGCTGCTTGTGCAAAAGGCGCGTATCTTCCGATGTTCATGCCTTCAACAACTTCACCAGTGTTAGGATCAATAGCGCCATAGCCTAACTGATAACCAGCATCTGCTTGTTCACGTCTACGACTTTCAGCCAAAGCAGATGCTCTTGTTAGATCTTGTAGCTTAGTTTCGGCTTCAAGTCTGGCTAAATCAGTCGCTGTTTTAGCTGGCATACCAGCTTCTATTCGTTTAGCCTCAAGATTTTGAGTACTAAACTGAGAAGATTCGAAAATGTCTTCAGGTTTGGCAAATGTGAAACCTTGGCTTGCTAATTTAGCAGCAGGTTCATTAGGTGTGCCAACTTTTTCGTTAATGTAGTTGGTAAACTGCGACTGAAGCCACTGACTTGCAGCATCGTGTCGAGCGGCAACTTCATCAGGCGATGGCAAATTGTATTGAGCTCTGTATTGAATACCTTCAGGTGTTTGTAAGAACTGATAGTACAAGTCTAAAGTATTTGGCGCTGAAGCTGCCTTGTTACCAAATTTCATCTTGTACGCTGCTAAAGCTGCACTTTCTGAAGGCGCATCAGGGTACATTTCATTAGCTTTTTGCTTTAAGAAGTTAGTAAACGCATCTCTCGCAGGTTGAGCGCGTTCTCGACTAAGAATATTGTTCTGCACTTCATCAAGCACTTCGACTGGTGTCAGCGCTTCTGTCTTCACAAAGTCTTGAATAAGATCTTGAACAGGTGTGTATGTTGCTGCACCAGAAGCTGCTGTAGACGGCACCACTGCATTCTGTATTCTTGAACCTTCAGGCCTCATAGCATACAGCTTCGGGTTCATAGGCTGCATAGAAGCCGGTAACCCAGGAATTGGCGGAAGCCCTTGCATTTCTCTTTGCGCCATAATGTCGCCAATCGAATCAGCCACACCTTGAAGCTTTGCGCCATAAGTCGGCTGACCAGTAATCGGATCGATTCGTTGCATGCCAGATTGCGCATTTGCAAAGTCTGACGGAATATCTCGTACCTGTCTACCCATACGAGTAGCTTCAGCTCCCATCACTCGCACATCGTTCGGCGTCAAAGCTGGTCGACCTGTTTGTAAGTGGCCAAGATAAGCAGGCACATCTGCCATCAAAGGCGAAATTGCATTGGCAAAAGCTTGCGTTACAGGAGTTTGCGGAGCGTTTTGCTCCATAAACTGTTTAGCAACTTTCTCAGCATAATCAGGCGCTTTTCCTGAAGTATAAGTTCCGGGTGGCGAAGTAAGCAAGCTTTCGCCAACGCCTTTTGCTGCAGCGACTAAAGGAACTGTAAACATTCCAGCAGTTTCCTTCATAGACTTCATCATCATCAGAGGATTGAAGTTCGTGGCTAATGAAGTGAAGTTTCCTGCCGCAGCTTCCAAAGGGTTCGCTGCTGGTGGAGTTTGCGCTGGAGGAACTGGTTTGCCATAACCGGGGATTTGTGAAGCTAGAGGTGGAGGAGCTACAAATCTCTCCATTTGCTGAGGTGTAAGCCTGTTGCTTTTCGTCAGCTCTAAATTCATTTGATCTAAACTTGGAGCACCATCGTCACCGATAACTTGGCCAAGTGCATCGTAAATTGCTGCCATTTGCGCACCTTTAATTAGACTGCGTAAGGGTTCACTCGTTTCGGTCTATCTTCTTCATACGAGTCGTCTGCATCATACACTGGATCGATAACTATGAGCCCCGAATCACGCAAATATCTAAGAGCTTGTGAAGTCGAATCGACTAGATCGTCGTGCCGAACTTCAGGGAAAGCGCAGATCTGCTTAATCAATACTTCAGCCCAATCCCTAGCACAACCTTCATTGACCGAAGATTCCGGTATGTAAACTCTGCCTTTGTGGATGATCGGTGAAACGATGTTCAGTCGCATCATCTTGTCAGCATTTCCCGGGTTGTAGCTTCGAACCGGCAAGCCAGCTCGTTGTAGATCTTGAATTAAGCTGATGCCGGCCGACTTATCCTCGATAAGAATCAGATCAACCTTCTTACCGTGGCCAAACTCGTTCTCGTCACCGTAGATCGATGTAGCTTCTTCCACCACTTTTGGCCGAAGGTCTGGGTACTGCATGTATTCTTCCCAGCAATCGATCAACATCACGGACATTGATTTGTCAGGGCTCGGTTTAAATACACCCCAAACTGTGCAAGCAGTCGGATCGTTCTTCGTCTTATCGCTAGTAGCACAGTCGTAAGACTGAAGTATGAATTCAAATCGAGGCAGCGGCTTTTCACTTGGCCACAGCTTAAACCAATTTCGTTTGACGATACCCGCCTCTTCAGGGTCGAGGATCTCAGCGTAAATCTCTTGGCGGCCTAACTTAGTTCCCTCGTACTGAAGAATCTGCTGCTTAAACGTTGGCGCCAAGTTTTCAAGATTGTCAAACGTCGTTGCTGTTGTATACACAACGTCCTCACCATCTCGCTCAACAAGATCCATAATCAATGGCTTCGGCTTCGGTGTTGTTGTGCAGATAATCTTTGGGCTTTGGCCTAATCGCATGCCGAATTGCAGCATGTTCCAAGCTTCATCAAGATACTGCCAAGCTGCCAGCTCGTCGCACCACCCACCATGAAACTGTGGACCGCGAAAGCGATCAGGCTCTGATGCAGCAATACCTTTAATGATTGAGCCATTCACCAAAGTAATCTCGTGCTGTGATTTATTGTAGTTGTCGACAAGTATCGAAGGGATAACTTTTATCAGCCCTGAATCGCCTTCGAAACAAACGTCTCGAACATCGCCACTCGTTGGCGCAGATACAAGCCATCGCGTGTTAGGTTTCGTCCAAGCTTCCCACCACAACCACTCAGCTGCACAACGCGTTTTGCCAGCTCCTCGGCCAGCTAACAACAGCCAAATAGTCCACCACTTGCCTTTCGGTGTAACTTGATGCTTGTTTGCTTGGTGAAGCAGCCATTTTGATCTGGCTTTAGTTGCGGCTTGATACTGAGCCGAAGCCAAGTTTAAACTCGGTCCGGCTCTTAGCTTTTGCGCAAGCTTATTTGCGATTTCCGGATTCGGCGTCATCTTGCCTCATGCCAAGAAGCTCTTCCATCAGCTGTGTGGCAAAATCATGAACATGGTCAACCTGTATCGGCCCATCGTTTCTGCCAGTAACTTCAACTTTATTGTTTTCGCGATATTTAGCGGGGAACCGAGCTGCTACTGATCTGCCCCACAGCGCAGTGTTCAGTCTATCGCTCCCTGGAGATTCGATCATATGCTTCTTAGCAATCTTTTCAAACCACACCATCTCACGGTTCTTAGCTTCTTCTAAGGCCGTGAAAAAATCCGGATAATTTTCAGCCCAGTTGTTTAGTGTTTGCCAAGTTATACCCAACTCAACTGCAATTGCCTCTTTGCTGTTGCCATCAGCTCCGAGCTGAATCACTCGTTCGCAGTACGACGGATCGTATTTAGATGGGCGACCAACGGGATTTTTAGTTTCTTCAGTCATAAGCGGGATTCTATATCATGCTGATGAAAAGTGTAAAACACTCTTGCAACTATGTAGATTGGAAGGCTGGCAACTAATGACTTTCCACTCAAAGTTACAAATTACAATATTACAAACCCCCAGAAAGACTATATACGATGCGTTACATATGCTCTTCTTATATTTATTTAGTTTATTAAAGTAATATTGTAATATTGTAATATTGAATAAAAAGACTAATGCTGACAACAACTTACCGAGAAAACTTAATGTTACATATATGTAATTTTGCATGTAATATTACCTAGCTTTGTTCAATTTCACCGCGGACAGCCATTTCAGTCTCACTTACTAGACTGCTTAATGCTCCGTGTTTGTTCAAATCCCTATCTACACCCTTAAGATTTGTAATTTTGACCACTATGTAGCGGTTAGTTTTGCCGCCTGAATTAATCGGTTTTGATTCAAGATCGGCATAGTTTAGCAAAGCTTTCTTAATATACTGGCTTCTTGGCCGAGAATCATGGCCCCACTTCTCACATAGAATTTCCATTTGAGCCGGCGTAAATGCCGCATATCCGTTTAAGTGCTCAGTAATCCAGTCAGACAGCTCCTTAGCAAAAGCTTCTATCGGACTTCTTCCGGCTTGAATAGCAACCTGTTTGTATTTGGTATCTGGCGCAGGTTTTGCCGGATCAAAGCTGCTAATATCTCTGTTGTAGTACCAATTAAGAACTTTGCCAAAACCTTGATCACTTCTTGCCCACTGCATCAGCATCACGACTTTTGGGTGTGTTTCCAAATTAGTTAAGCTTGCCGGCTTATAAATGGCTTCCCTTCTAGCATTGTTGCCCATCTTGGTGATGTACGGCTTGTTAGAAGTAAATATAAAGTTCATATAATTCTCAATATTGTATTGAGCGCCATACTTATTGTTGATAGCTATTTCCTTGCCGGTAATCATGCTCTTTAGTTGTGCTGAGTGATCTTCACGGTCACTGCTTGGTTCATTGATCACTATGAGTATTTTGTTCTTAAATATACCGTTAAAGTTGCCAAAGAGCT